GTGAAAAAGTTGATTGCCATTTGCGTAACCGTCATTGTGTGTGCTGCGATCTTTGCTGTACCGCTTTACTACCGCACGTTCAGCGCCACATCGGAGCACAGATATGTAACGCTCGACCAATCACCTGACAACCGAGAAATGGGTGCAATCGTGCTAAGTCAAGAAACAGGCTTTGTATATAACATAACCACCGATGGGGCAACGGTAATCTGCCAATTAGGATAAGTAATGACAAAAGTAATTACTTTTATTTCCATTTTCGCTGTCCTGCCTATCGCCCTCCTGCCCTGCTATCATAAGCGCCAAGGAGAGTGATTCAAATGTACAAGCTCGTAAAAATAAAACCCACCGGAATCCGCATTACCATTATAGACGACCAAGACAAAGACTCCTTGATTGCAGCCAGCATCATGATGGAGAAGAAAAACCCTGAAGATAAATTCGGCGTCACGGACAGCCTGGGATTTTTCGTCTGGCCGGAGAAGCTGGCCCAGGCGCACATAGAACCGGCGTCGTATGATCCGATTGTGCCGGACAGATACGGCAGCCCCGAACAATAAAAAGCAAATATGGAACCGTTGAAGGAGGCTTTGACATGAAGAATAACATCACCTATCCTGAAATGCTAAGTAAAGACCTTGACTCGTTAAATAATGAAATAAGCTCTCAATACAGTAAAGAGAAGATGAATTACAATGTTCAGTGGGCAAGCAACGGACTGAACAGTGGCGTAAGGGTGCAGGTTTTGTTATTAACGTATACCAGTTTAGTCAAAACCAACTACACGGAGAGCCTCAGTGAATTCTTTGATGAGGTAAGCCGGACAAATAACAAATTATCCCGCGATGAATACACGACTGTAAAAGAACTATATACTGAGCATCTTCAAGATATATGTAACGCAATGTCACGCGAGTTTAATAACGCGTCGCCCTCAGTAGAAATTGGTATAAACACCCTTAGAGATTCGATGGTTGCACGTATCATCAGTTTTATTGATCGCAAACAAAACCTAACTGGTATAACAAAAGATGAACCAGCTATACGATTAGCAAAACGAGCGAACTTTATTGCATTTATTTCGCTTGTCGTCAGTATTATTGCCGTCGCCTTATCTATCTTGATTAAGTAGGTGCATGAGCATAACGCCCAGGGACATAATCCCCGGGCGTTTGTGTATTGTCTTTACGCCAGCAGCACCTTCCAGGTTGCCGGGCCGACGATGCCGTCTACGACGAGCCCCTTTACTGACTGGAACGTTTTTACGGCGGCGAGTGTCGTGTTGCCGAACACGCCATCAACGATTCCACTGTCGAAGCCCTGTTTATTAAGCAGCTTCTGAAGCGCTCTGATATGTTCCCCGCGGCTGCCGAATTTGACCGTCGGCGGGATCTGCGCGACCGGCTTCGGCATTGTCGCTTCGCCGGCCAACCGGGCCTTAAAGGACAACCAGGCAGCTTCGTTATGCACCCAAGGAGCCGGACAGACCTTATGTGTCACATCGTAGTGGCGGATGACATTCTCCACCGGCACATTGTATTCGGCCATGAGCGCCTTGGTCAGTTCCACCAGCGCGTCAACCGTCTCGGCGTCGAAATACCAATCTTTTGACGCTGCGGATTTGTTGGCCGTATCGTTGTGGCAGCACGTTTCAATGCCGATGCTCGTCGCGTTCCGACAATCACTATAATACCGGCCCGTGGTACCGCAATGCCATGCGACATCAGCGGGATTGACAGTTTGATAGATTTTGGCGCCCTCAGAAGCATGGCCGACAAAGAAATGTGCGGAAGCGTTCCGGTTCTTGCCCTGATAGTACATCGCGTTCGCCTTGGCTGTACCGGTGCCTCCGGTGTAGTGGATAACGATGTATTTGACCTTTCGCCCGGAGGACTTGGAGTAGTTGCTCCGGTCGGTCGGCAGGCTCTTGTCGATAATCATGCGGCAATCGCCGCCTTCGTGGTGAGCGTCGCCGCCTCGATCTTGGCCGTCAACCACTTCTCAACGTCACCAATGACCTCCGGCAGCGCCTGGAGAGCTGCAGCACCCATAATTTCCTTCGCCCTTATCATGGACATTTCGAAAGCTTTCGCTGCAGCATCCGCATCCCAGGTGCCGTTGTTCTTCATTGTCGTGACGAACGTCTGCATCGTCTCGGCAACCGCCGTCAAAATGGCGTCGTTCGCCCGGTCAATGTACTTATCCAGTTTGGCATTCTTCGTTTTCGACCTCACCCAGCTCCACAGTGCCGCCAGCAAAGCGCCGACAGCCGTAACCGTTGCCGGTACAACATACGGAGCGATAAGGTCAAGCATTTCGGACCAATTCATGATACTTCCTCCTTCATTTCCTTTATGTACGATCTATTCTTGTGCGCTTGCGTGTCCAGATACTGTTCAAGCATCTCAATTCCTTTGTTGACCGGGCCGTTGCAGCCCTGTTCTCTCAATCCGTATAACGCCGCCAGAAGTGCGCGGAGGACAATACGGCGCTCTTCGGTGCTGCAGTCGATATCCTCTTGGGCAAATTCGCGCCACTTTTCGATGTCAGCGATTTGGCTCTTGATTGCTTTAATACTGCGACCTTTCGCCGTCGCTTTAATTTTTGCGACTGCTGCGGCCACAATAGCACCAGCGACAACACCAACAACAGTTAAGATGATTTTTTCCCACATATCGTCCACCTGCTTCCGTCTTATAACTTCACCTTATCACGCAAAAAATGGGATTGCATCAAATGCAACCCCATTTTTATTAGAAATATCGGACACCGAGTTTCTTCGCCATATATCGCTTCGCCAACTCGGCCGCCGTCGCCTTCCCGGCGGTAACAGCCTTTGCTTTTTCCTCATCTGTCCGGTAGTTCCGGTTGAGTCGCTGCGTGACTTCTTGCCAGTAATAGTCCAGATAAACAGTCTGATACTCAACATACTGTGCAGCCGTCAGCTGATGGGTTTCCTTTTTGCCCCCTTCGCCTATGGTAAGCTGCTGCGGCATAACCTGGGGATAGAATGTCGTGCTCATCACGGAAGCCGCCAACTCGTCCAGCGCCTTTTTGGCTGTGGTCCTTTGACCGCTCTCCTGCTCGTTAACGAACTGTTCAAGCATCTCAATGACCATCTGCCGGGTCTGCAGGTTTTCGAGCGTGTCCGCGCTGCTCTTTGCCAACGCGTTGTAGCGGCTGTAGAATGTCGCCATGTCGTCGTAATCGTTGGCTGCGATCTTATACTCGGCGTTCTCGGAATACGTCGCATGGAACTTGTCAGCCTTATCCCGCTGGTCGTAGAAGTCGTTCACGATATCGGTCGAATACCGGCTGTCTTTTATGTACGACGCCTCTATGCCGAGCGTTAAATCGCGCTCGCTTTTATTTTCGGGCCAGAGTGATTTGACCACCTTCCAGAAGCCGCCGAGCGTGCTGGTTAAGAAATAGTCGATCATAAGCGGGCTCATGTTAGTTGCGTTCCCCACGGCAATGGCAATCTTGCTAGTCCGGTTGTTGAACTGCGCCCTGGGCTCCAGCATCATCATGCCTTTTGAGACGATAGGATTGCCCCGGAAGTCACGATTGGCAAGCATGGCCACCAGCGTACCCGCAAGTCCGAAATCGCCAAGCGCCTCACTGCCGCCCTGCATGATCTTTTCGCTATCGCCCGACACAGCCCCGACACCGGCTTTTGCCACACCGGACATGACCGGCGGCAGGAATTGTGATGTAATATACTCATCGTAGTTGTTGAATGCCTTATCATTGCCGAGCATGTATTGTTCGAGGATGCGCTCAAAGGTAGTGCTTAAAGCGCCCAGCTCCCGGGGTTTCGGGATAGAGAAGAACTTGCCGTTACCGAGAGGAATGTTGAGATAATTGTTCTTCACATATGCGGAGAGCTGCTCATAACCTTCCTCGTCCCGCCGTCTGGCCGCCAGAACCTGAGCGAGTGCCATAAACAACCCGGACGCGATATAAACGCTCCACCGTTTTGCTATGACCTTGCCGCGCATATCCTTCGGCGCGTCGGAAGCTGTAACCCACCGGGCGAACCGGTCAAGGCCCTGGACGCTGGCGTTGTAGAACGGCACAATTTTATTGATCTGCTGAGATTGTGTACCGTGGCGCTTGAAATTCGTCGTGATCTCCATCGCATCATAGAATGCTTCCGACGTGGTTTTCCCGGCCATTCGCCGCATGCGGTAATAAGCAAACCGGGGGCCGCCCTCAATGGCGTTGGAGAACGCCTCCACCCACTCCAGCGGATTCAGGTACTTCGCCGAATTGTACGCAAACAGTCGGTCCATGGCTCGGGCCGCGTTGTCGCGGTCGGCTGTCAGAAGTGAGTTGCTGCTCCCGCCGCCCATGGCCATATACTCCAGGTAGTACGGATCTATGCGGCCTTTCCCGGTATAGGCTTTCAGATTGTTGGCATACCCACTGGCGATATTTCCGAGTATAGTTATGGGGTTCTTATTCTCGGAGTAGTTCCAGAAGGTCGCAATATCGCGGGGAAGGTTGGAGAAAATCGACCAGAGTATGTTATTCCCTGTGATGTTGCTTGTGATAAACCGGGTAATCCGTCCGTAAGCCTCGATGAAGGCCGGCATACGCGCCGGGGTCATGCTCGTTACGGATTCGAGCATCATGGCGTCGTTGATCTGCCAGAACTGCGGTTTGCCATCCTTCATGACCGTTACAGTGTCACCGAACGCCTTGCCCCGGCCATACTGGATGAGGATGTCATCAACGGTGCTGTTCACAATCTCAAATGCTGCGTCGACCGCTTCATCCGGCAGCCCTTCCATCAGTTCAACTTTGAGCTTCTTTTTCAATTCGACGGCGTTATACTTCGTCACGGTCAACGGGGCCGGTACCTTTTCAAGAAAGGCGCCGGAGCCGTTGTTTTTATCGGCCAGTGTTGTCACTTCCACCATGACATTGTTTTTGATCGCCGCCTGGATGAGCTTCGTCGCGTTCCTGGCAATGCTTTCGATCGGGGCTATGATATCTCTACCGCTGCCGACCGCTTTCTTGAACGGGCTCCGCTGGTTCGCAAACCCGCGCTTCACGCTCGGTCCCGCGCTGTCGTCGTCCATAACGCGGTTGAATGGTACATAATACTGCCACCGCTCGAACCACTTCTGCGCCGTCTCAGGAGCTATCAAGCCGGTGTCAACCGCCCATGTCTGTAGGAGCTGTTGATTGAACGTGTAGACGCGCTGCGCCGCTTCTGCGAATTTAGGGTATTTATGCTCCAACTCCTTCGCGCGGAAGTTCATGAAGTCGGCTTTATTCAACATCGGGTCGGAGGATACCATTAATCCTTCTTTGAGACGCTCCGGGCCGTGCTTCACTTTTAAGTATTCATTGAAGTCGCGGAACTCCTGCCTGTTGCGGACGTTGATACCCTGAAGGGCTTGCTTCAGCCCGAGTCCAACCTTTTTGCCGTTGATGTCGGTCAGGTTGTACATGATATTGGCGCTGGCCACGCTGTCAGCATATGCGGCGTTTGTGGCGACCCTGTACACGTTCTGATCGTCCGCGAAGTCGGCGAACCGTTTAATGCCGTGGTTGCTGTCAACGTTGGCTTGATATACCGCGTCTGCCTTTTCACCCGCTTTTTCGCCGAGCGTACGGAAATCGCGAGTGTCACCCGGCATGTTGACCGCGGCGCTGGACCGTGCCGAGAGATCTGCGGACAGGTAATTGTTAACCTCGTCTGCCAACCCATCAAGGAGCATCAATTCCTCGTTCAACAGCTTCTGCGTAAACCACGGATAAAACAGTGGATAATCTTCCTCGGCCTTCGCTTTGTCGCTCAGATACCGGCTGACAAACTCGGCAACACCTTCACCGGGTAGCTGCTCGTCCGTATACCGGTCCTTTGTATCCTGCGGCAGATTGCCGGTTATCTCCGTCAGAACCGCGTCTGACGCATCGGACAGACCGTACAACTCATCAAAATGATGTCCCAGTTCATGTGTCACGGTCAACAGGTCGTTGGCAATGCGCGTCCTGATCGTGCCGGGCTTCTCCAGATACACACCGGCGGCACCCTGTTTACGGATATTGCCGGTTGTTATGGATATCCCGAAGTCGTGCCTGATCTTATTTATCATGTTCGCAAGGCTCATGACGTTTCGGACGGCGGCCGGCGTAGTGTTTTGCGGGACGTCCCATTCGGAGGATGTTAGGGCGTACTTGACACCATCACCGGATTGTGATACATTTTCGTTGGAAGCTGTACTACTAAGCGCTTCGGGCGTATGCGAGAAGGGGGAAACCCCACTTGGCGTAGTAGCAAGGCTTCCTTTATTCTTACCTGCATACATTGTTTGAACCGTCAAGTCGTGCGTTTGAATAGATGCGTGTGCCACCGCCACGGTCTTACCGTTTAGCACCTTCTTGAAAAGAAGCGTCGGTTTTCCATCGTATAGTTTGTTGGACAACTCGATACTGTCAGGGTTGACAACAATCTCCGGGATGGAGATAAAATCATCGCGGTTGATCGCTCTCTGTCCGTGTTTCGCTTCTTTTAATTCGTCGCCATGGTCGCGGAGTATCTTCCTGATTTCATCTGCCCGCAGTACCAAGTTGTATTCCGAAATATCGATACCAGTTTCCGACTTAACCCGCATAGACAGCGCATCTGGTATCATGCCGAAATACATCTTTCTTTGATAACTACCATCTGAAATGGCTGTTTCTATGAAGTCCTCTAACTGTGCGCGGTTTTCGTAAAGGATGATCTTCTTGCTTCCTTGCCAATTTGTTTTTTGATGTTCTGAATACTCCTTGAGCTTAACCGGCGTCGCGTTTTGCGCGGCTGCCGGTAATATTTTTGCCCGGACACCATCCTCATCGTCGGCCCGAGTCCCCTTAACCAACTCGACAATCGGGTTGTTGTCCATGATCCGCTTAATGATCTGGACGCCCTGGCTGTTGGTCGGGATAAAATATCGGAATGTATAGTTGATCTTTTCAGATATAACCCCAGGGAAACGGGCATAAAACCATATGTTATTACCGACAATCTCAATGCGGTTTTCTCCGCTGACGCGCCGCCGGACAAGCTTCTGCTTATCGGCTTCAAGCACCGCTTCATACCCATCGCCGAGAATCTTGGCGTGGACATCCTCCGGCGTATACACTTCCTTCGTCCGGCCCACTCCGAACACCTTGAGAACGCTGTCAATCTGATCGTTTTTGATGAGGCGGCCAAGATACTGCCGCCCGTCGCTGGTGATGACGCGCATTACCCGGGTGTTTTCTGTCGGCAGCCGGTTCCATATAGGAAGGAGCGTGCCGGTCAGAAGGTGAAGCGTCTGCTCCGTGAATTCCGGCGCCTTTGCGGTCTGCTCGTTCCATGCAGACATCCACTCTTTTTTCGGGATCGGAGTGGTTTTCTCGTCCAGCGTCTTCTTCACATACACCGATTTTGTTGTCAGCACCGGCGACTGAAGCCGGTATTGCTCGACTATCTCGCCTGTATTTTCGGTTTTGTTGGCCATCTGGTAGACGGCTCGGACCTCGCCGCTTTCCATCCTTACTAACCCTTTGAAATTCGGAAGGTAGTCCTCAATTTGCTTATATGACATAATCTGCGGCTTGCGGAAGGCGGTCATCTGCACATATTTCGTTTCGGCACCGCCGTCATACTTGCGGACGGTTAGTTCGTCCTTGACTTCAATTTTATCGGCAACGACATTCTCAAGCCCCATGTCGACGGTACCCGCTTCGATTGCCCGGTCAAGCGACGTTTCAAACGCCGTGAAAAAGCCGTTGAAAATACTGTTCTGCTCGTCAATTTCCAGCGAAAGGATACGATTGAGGAACAGGCCCATATCTCGGATGGTGTTTTCGTCGGGCTTCCATATGCCGTACTGGTCGTACATTTTGTCGTAAAGACCCATCTTAATGAGCGAATCCACCGGGACACTCCGATAGTACTTTGCCAGCGCGTCCTTTGCGATATCGCTTTCGAGATTGTCCTTCTGCGAAAACACGCCGCTACCGGCTTGCCTCTGGCCCTTTGTCAACGCGCCGAGTTGGTCAAGCCTGCGTGCGATAGTCGATGTAAAACGCTTCTGCCCCATGATGTCCGTTGTGACAAGACGGAATGTCGGCGCTGACACTTGGTTGCTCCTGTGCGTCCGGCCAAAGCCCTGTGTGGCGCTGGAGGCGTTCCAACCCGGCTGTAGGAGGTAATGTATGCGCTTCTGCTGATTCTTCGCCCGGCGGTCAGCGTGGTAGCTCTTGCCGGTACCGCCAGCGTCGGAGAATACAAGGATTCGCTTCTTACCGTCCTGGAACAACTGCGCGTCGGCAAGGGCCATGTGCGTTGTGCGCGGCTCGATGACGCGGCGCATCTGTCCGTCATCGTCCTTTTTCTGGACGATGCGGCGCGTCCGGCCTGTGACTTCAGCAACCTGGTCGGCCCCGAATGTATCAATGAGCAATTCCAGGGGGCCGTCGGGTACTTTCATTTGGTCAAGTTCGGCGACAAGTTCATCGCGGATCCGCACAGCCTCCCGGCTTATCACCGGCTTACCCTCTCCGTCAGTGACGAGTCTGGACAGTGTATTGCCTTTTTCGTCCTGGTATTCCTCATACTCATAAATCGGGAAGCTCTTTTCAAGATACTGCTTCAAAGTGTCGGAAGGCGTCAGGTCAATATCGTCAAGGCTTTGGTTTTCATCCATCTCGTCAATACGACGCTCCATGGCTGCTTGGTTCGTGTTGACGAGCTGAATAACGATTGAATTACCTTTGTCCAGTTCCTTCTTAATATCAGAAATAACGGAGGGCATGGACATCGACGTGATGATCTGGTTATAGAACCGCTGCATTGCTCCGTAGAATTGACTTCTGGCGAACGATTTCGCCATGCTGTTCTTGTTGGCATTGGTTGTTTCCAGCACGCTGTTGATATTCTGTAGAACCTTCTGCCACGCCCGGGACATCGTGTTATAGATCTCATTCTGCACCGGCGTCAGCGCGTGCGTGATGGTATCATACGAAACATCGTCATATGAAATGCTCCGGGCCATGTAAACGCCCATTGCCTTCATGTCCCGCGCCACCAGTTCCATAGCGGCCAGGCCGCCGGCGCTGATTTTTTCGATGAAGTCGTTGACGCTGTTGAAAGCTGTCCCCTCGCCCCACAGACCGAGCCGGGTCAGGTATGCATAGTCGGATATTTTCGTCGCGCCCGTTGCGGACGCGTACACGATTCGGGCTTGAGGGAAAGCCTCCTGCAGCTTGATACCGGCCAGAGCCATCTGCGCCGCCTTCTGCTTGCCCCGCTTACCCTCGGATGCAATCGAGTTTGCCATGTTGTGAGCTTCGTCAAAGACAATCACGCCGTCGAAGTCTTTCCCGAGCCATTCCTCAATCTGTTTGATTCTGGAGCCGTCGGCTTTCTCGGTCTTGATTGTGCCGAAGGTGGAGAACAAAATGCCACGCTCGGCGGATATCTTCTGGTTGAGCTTCACTTTGCCCAGCTCAACGATATCGTCCTTTTTGCCGCCAATGTCCAACCAGTCACGCCGGGCATCCTCTGTCAGGCTATTATTTTTGCTTATCCAGACGGCTTTTGTCCGCCCCTGCCGCATGTTGTCCAGAATTATACCGGCAATCTGGCGCCCTTTTCCGACGCCGGTGCCGTCGCCGATGAAATACCCGCGGCGTGTGCCGTTTTTCAGCATCTGAGCATGGCTTTGCCCCGCATAAACGATATTTTCAATCTGAGCTATCGAGAGAGCTCCGCTTGAAATAAGGCTCTGCGGGAGGTTCGGCGTATAGGTAATATCAGGTGGATCGACGGCGGCCATTGCCGCGCTCTCGACCAGCTTTGCAGGATGCGCTTTGGCACCCTTTACAGACAGCTTTTTCGGCGCGTATTCGGAATATACGTTATCGGCGTTTTCAATCAGTTTTTGAGTGTCGGCTATTCTCTGGCTTCCGGGCTGCTTGGCGTCAAGTTGAATCCGTTGTCCTGCAGATTCGACTGCACTTCCTGCAGAAGAAGTAACAGCTTCGCTTCCCTGCTGGGTTCCTGTTGTATTAATGACAGAAGGTACTCGTCCGTTACCTCCACGTCCTGCGTCGATGTCAGTAGGTTGTATGCCTGTTCCGGGCTTAACTCCACGGACAGCGGCACCAGGAGATTTTGCGTTGTCAGGGCGGCTTCCAGGTTTATTGTCTGTTCTACCCGCAGGTTCAACGCTTCCTGAATCGCTTCTATCAGATACAGTTCCGTCCCGGACGGCTCCTGTATCAGCTGCCGGAGCGCCAGAGACAGCGGCGTTTTGTTCTGCTGAAGAACCTGCGCTATTTTCTGCTCTTGCCCGATCATTTCTGATTCCCTCCAATACTGTAGGTATCTGTGTAAGGTCGGTATATTCGCCGGTTATGGTCTTTTCAGTCGCACCGGTTTTATCAATCACCACAAGCTGAATGTCAAAATTCGTGCCGTATTTCTTATAGTTCTTTCCGTCAATGCGGACGTTCGCCCGGATGTTATATTTCTGCTTCAGATCGTTCCACCAGGATGAGAACGACGGCGAGTCGTCTGCCATGCCGCGCCCAACGATAGCGACAAGCCGCCCGTTCGGTTCAAGCCGATTAAGCGCCTGTTCGATATGCCGTTTCGCGTTGGCCGTGGCTTTCGTGGTCATCCGTCCGGCCGCAGACGAGAAAGGCGGGTTCATCAGCACGACGCTCGGCTTCACGTCGTCTGGTAGCAGGTTGTCAATCTGCTCGGCGTTGAAATTGAAAGTCCCAGTGAAACCCATGGACTTCAAGAACTCAAGACGGCGGGGTGACAATTCATTCGCATAAACCTTCGCGCCCCACGCCTTGGGGAATACAGCCAAGCCGCCAATACCGGCGCTCGGCTCCAGGACGGTATCGTTTGATGTGATACCGGCTGCCCAAGCCGCCAGATAAGCGATATTCGGAGGCGTGGAAAACTGCTGATATTCCTCCATCTCAGCGGTACGCTTCGTCTGCGTCGGGAGCGCGGCTAAAAGCTTCTCAAAGGCCGGGATTGCCGATCTGGCTGTTACCTTATCGCCGTTCATGGACTTCGCATACTTTTCGAGCCACTTGTTCACGGCCAACTCGACCGCATCATAAGCGTCCTTGACCGTATATTTCCCGGCAGCCATTGTCCCGCCATACGCTTTGTCGGCAATTTCGAACAGCCGTTCAGCGGTGAAGGTCTGGCCCTCGCTGACATATTTATATACAGAATTTGCAATCTGTTCGTGTACCGGCTTGCTTACGGTGCCATTATCTACCTTTTGTGCCGGAATTTCAATAGGGGCCTCAACCTTTTCCACAACCGGCTTGCTTTCTGTGGGTTTCTTCGCCGCATTCTCGGCTTGCATCTTTTTGACCGCCTCGGCCATGCCTTCATCGTATGCGGTCATCTGCGCGTCCGTGACTTCCTCATCCTGCTGCACGATAGAAGATAGAGGGACCATTGATTGACCGGCCTTACGGAAAATATCAACCTGCGCCTTTTCGATATAGGATGAATCCGGGACGGTGGGCGGCTGAATCGGCTCGGGCGGCTGGGCTTCTGCTGGTTGGACAGGCAGCGGCTCCGTCGGCTGCACCGCCGCTTCAACCATGGCGGCGAAGTCCGGTTCAGCGTCCGGATGTCTGTTGGCAAGTTCGGTCGCCAGATCTACGCGCGTTTTCGGCTGCGGCGCGAAGTTGAGCGCCGTCATGCCGCCGCCAATAAAGCCTCCAGAAAGGAAACCGCCAAAACCGGCTTGAAGCGGCTGCATGACGTATGTGTCGAGCATGGCCTTCCGATACGCTTCGTCGCGGGTCATGCCGTCTGCCTGATATGATGCCACAAGCTGATTAAATTGAGACTTTTCGCCGGTGATAATCTGGTCCGAAATGGAATTTGCGTAGGAGTTGACAATTTCCTCTATGCCTTCCATCCCGGCTTGTTTACCCACAGCCTTTAAGGCCTGCGCAAATGTTGTTACATCGGCGATCTTAAACAGCTCGTCCAGCGGGATCTTCTCTGTCAGCACTTCGATCACGCCGGCCGCCGTAGCACCAGCCATGGCTTCATGTGCCGGTACGCCGCGCTCCAGTGCGTCATAGGCATACTGATTCGCCGATGCCGTCCCCATAATGGCGAGGGCGCCGGTTGAGCCAAACGGCAGCGTGGCGGCGAATTGGCCGATTGACAAGCCTGTTTGTGCAAGCAGCTTGCCGAAAGGCGACTTGATATCTTCCGTCAGCGCCTCCGTCGTGTCGTTTACCATCCGTGTGGGTGCGTTCGCCATATTATAAAGGTTGATAGGCTCGTATTCGCCCGAGCCAAGCTGATTCTTGAGGTTCTGCGCGGTGTTCGATACAAACCCCGCACCCTGGCCGAGCGATGCCGTGATGTTCATCAAGGTGCCGGTGACAGGGTGTTCTTTCGTGAAGTCCTGCGTGAAGTCGGATTGCTCACCGGCATACCTTTTCTGCAGGTCACGCTGAATCGCGTCGTAATATTGCTGGGCTGTCTCATCGTCACCGATGGACAGATAATACAGCAGCGTTTCTTTTTCCTGATTGGTCATAGTGGAAGCTTCGCCGTATCGCTGCATGTCGGCGGCATCACCGAATACGGACGGCACTTCCCACAAACCCGTACCGGCGGTCCCGCGCCGCTTGGCATTATCCATCAGCGCCTTGTCCGTTTCGGCCTTATACTCGGCATCGGTCAGGTATTTCGCTATACCATAAATACCGCGGGTGTCGGTGATTGACTTGCCGTCAAACGTGCCGCTCCCGGCTGCGCTCTCAATACTCCGCATTGTCGCCGCCCGGTTGGTGTTGTAGAGGTCGGTGCCGTACATATCAAGGTTATCCTGTAGCGCGTCAATCTTGAAGGTCAGATCAGAATATGCGTCCATCTGCGACGCGTCCGGCATTAACGGACCGCCCATGTCCTGCCGCTGACGGCGTAACTCGTCCAGGTCCGAACGGAGGGTGTTAACATACCCTTCTGTCGGACGATTGTAAAACCCTATATCGGTGGCGTTCTGCGGCTTGAACGCGGCCCGGTCAGCGGCAAGGGTCCGCTGCGCCTCCAACACCGCCGGATCAGCCGCGGCGTCCATTCTGGTGGTCATCCATTCCGGCGGCGTAAACGGCTTTACCGGACGTGCAGCGAAATCCGGGGTCGACTGAATACCCCGGTTCTTTTGTGCCCATGATGCGAAAGACTTCGGCTGCTCCCTCTGCGTCACGGACGTCTGCTGTCTATTTTTATTCTGCTCAGCTTTCCACTGTGCGAATGATTTTGCCATAATCGCCCTCCCTACTGTCCGCGAGCGAACTGTCTAAAGTCGGCAAGGTATTCTTCGTATGAATCGTATGCTGCGGCAGCCGCCTCGTCCGGGTCGATGTCGCCGAGCATGCCGCCGAATTTGCCGCCATGGGAACCGGCCCACACCTTTATTGACTCCCACTGTTTCTTCGTGAGCGCCCCATTCGGCACTGTGTCACGCTGGGTTTCATATTCGTACCACAGCTCGTCCGTTTCGCTATCAGAAAGACCGGACTGCTGATAGAGGTATTCTTTCGCCCGGGCATCGTTGCCGTAACTGAGCATCTTATCTATGATACCCATGTCCTCGTCGCCGCCGTTGCCGCCGGTGTACGGAGCGCCATAGTAATACTCATACGCGGCCAGCACATCACTGGTGACCGTCCCTGCCTTGATAGCTGCGTTCACCTGTGCGGCTGTCAACCTCGGCTTGCCGCCGCCCCCACCGCCAGAACTGCCAGTGTTCGACCGGTTACGCGCGTCGATGTCGGCCTTCATGCCAGACTGTACCATCGCGGCGTATTGGTCGGCCTGCTCCTGGGTGATGCCGAGATACCCGGCAATTTCGGTCGTTGAGAAGCCCATCGACAACAGCGTCTGCGCCTTCGTGAAGTTGGCGTCGTTCCGCGTGTCTCCGTACTGCGTATTCCAACGCTCGTCCTCAACACCCTGTCGCCCGAGCTCATTATTCCACTGCATATTCCACCGACTGTTTTCAAGATCACGCTGCTCCATGGTGTCGGCGTATTCCTGCTCGTACCGGGCATCACCGACGGTATCTCTGTACCGGCCATATGCGGTGGCGTCCTGATTCGTGTAAATACCCAGAAGGTTCATAATATCGTTCTTCCCGGCAGCATGCCGCTGTTCACCCTGGGCCAGCAGGTCAAGTTCCTTGTCGCCCAACTGCCCCATATAATAGTTATACGCATCGGCACCGGCAGAAGAAGCGTAGGAACTGGCAAGGCCGCCTGTACGCGCCGACACCTGCCCGATGGTGTCCTGCATGGAGCGCTGGCCCCGCTTCGTGTACTGCTCGGTGAACCCGGCCAGTTGCTTCTGGAACGTCGGGTCTGCCGCCGAATCGTAAGGGCCGTAATTCTTAAACTTATCAATGAGCGCCGCGATATCGGCAGCGTAGGGGCTTGTATAGCCTGCATTGGCCGGAGCGGAAGCGTTCCTGGCGTACAGTGTCTGGCCCTTCTCACTGCCGTCACCGTACATGTTCAAATAATCGGAATAGTTGTTTGTCTGCTCCTCGTCGCGCCCCTCACCTTTAATCTTCGCGTTACGCCGCTGCTCGTATTTTGCGGCGCCATATAAGTCGCCCTGTGACACGGCTGTGTCAATCAGCGACTGATAATCTGTGTCCTTATCATAATCGTCATCGCTGCTGTACCATGAATACCCCATTTTACGACCCTCCCCCGACCTGCGCCGTCAGTTTGTTAACCTGGTCTATAATGACCTGCAGCTTGAAATCAATTGCCTCCTGCATATACCGGACGTGATCAGCGATTTCCTTCGTGGACGCATTCGGCGGCAGCTTCTTTTTGAACACAACCTTACTGATATCCTCGGCCATTACAACCCACTCCCTACGGCAAATTCGCGCTCGATTGCTTTTATAGTACAAGGGCCGTCACCGGACAGCCGGATCTTCAACTCATCGCACCGGTACGGCGACAGAGGCACCGTCAGCGTCCGCCGGCGGGTGTTGTGCGTCAGGTAGACTTGGCGGTACAGTCCGCCGTCAACAGCAGCTTCGATCTTGAGGACAGCGCCGTCCCCTAACTCTGCCCGGACGTACAACCTGGAGTAGTCTTTTTTGTTCAGCGCGGATTCGTTAAACTCGACAAGTTCTGCCTCCCAGGGTATGGATTCGGTTGCAGCGGGAAGGTTTGCTATGCCGATTGCATTCGCGCCCAGGTCGAGATAGTACAGGAGTCCGTCCAGAAAGGCGAAGTCCGCAATGTGCATATTGTCCTCATGCAGCCATATACCGTGGCGCGTATCGAAGGTAAACAGGTGCCATACCGCATTGTTGTCGACCATTGATATGTAATATTTATTACCGTCCGTACCGGCGACTGCGTTCTGATACCGTACATTGCCGAGATTGTCGCTCATTTTGCGCGTCTGCCCACCGTAATAGACATAGATTCCGTCTCGGGCCTTGTAATACAGATTCCCCTTGATGACTGAGAGGCTCTTGCTGCTCCCCACCTGTACACCGGGCATCCCGTATGTGATATAGCCGTATTCCGACGGCATATCGCCTGTCACCCGATGAATGCAATCCTCCTTCACGAAAAGGAGCTCATCTCCGGTAGATACACACCCGGTAAAATTGCCCTTGGTGCCGACCGCCGCCTGGTAGCTGTCTGTGCTTAATTTGGAAAAGTCGTAAAACACAGAAGGTTCGCCCAGCGCCGAGCCGTAAATGATCTGCTCTTTCACGCCCCACAGCCGGTTATCGTGAGCGCAGATAAATTCCAGGTCCGGCACATACTTGCTTATAGTAATAGCCGCGGCTTCGGTCCCCGCGGTAAAAAGGTTTTCAGTGAATGTCAGGGTGTCATCCGTAACATTGGATAGCTTCGCAAAGGTATCGTTGCTGTCAACCGGGACGGCGATGTTGTTGACAGGAAGTGTCGCGCATCCCGATATAACGACCACATCGCCGGGTTTAAGGAAATCGAGGAAAGAGTTTGTTTCCGTATCGGTTACAACGTCGTATGTGAGGTTGACCGCTTGCGGATAAACATATGGCTCCGGTCCTTGGAAGAAAAGGCTTTGCCCCGTTGCTGGGTCTGGACCAATTGTGTTGTTCGGATATGCGTTTGATACCAATCCGTACCGGAAACCCATAAATGTTCCTATGTTGACACCGCCGCTGGGCGGCACCCACTCGTCGTAGTAATTCCAGTATCCGTCGCCGTACCATACCGTGTATGTAAATGCAGCCCATCGGTAGTTCGACTCTGCGGTGAGGTCTCTCGCTGTTATTTCGAAATACTTTCCATCGGTATTATCATCAGGGTAAGTTCCTTCGGCTTTGTACCCAAGTACATAAGCGCCGCTGCTTTCCACTTTCGTGGGGATTATGATGTCACCAACTGAAACGTCAGTTACCTGCTTTTCTGTCTGTCCGGTCTTCGTCCACCCGGTTCCCGGCGACCATGAAACGGCGGTATACACCCTCACCAGCGGGATGTTGTCGGTTTCGTAAACGATCTGCGTCGTTTCGCTGCTGGTGCTGTCCGATATGTCCGCCTGCAGCGTGTTTTGTGTGAATACCACGCTGTTTTCGTCCGTTGCCACCGATGCGGCCAGCGGCTTAAACTCGTTCGTGGTCAGGTCGAGATACATTTTGTCAGGCCACACGACCAGCTTGGTGTTTACAGTTGCGAATTGCTTCTCGCCTGGGGTCACGGTCCCGACCTTCACGCCCTTGTAATAAAGGTCCGTCCCGGCGACATAGACGAGCTCGTTCCAATCGGATAGCGCCGTCAAGCCATTGATAACTTTGTGCGTCGCTCTCGGGCCGCGCGTGGACAAATACGGATACCTGTCACCGGTCAGATTCTTCGCAGACCGCAGTTCGCCCACCTTGGCCGCATCGGTCACGTTGATGCCGCCAAAGACGAGCGTTTGACTATCCCGCTTCTTCTTCCCGCCCTTGATATAAGCCAGTTCCATATCGCATCACCACAGATTCTTGATTGAATTCGGCTGCGCGGGGCTGTGCGTCCGGTTGTAATAGCTCGCATACGCCTTGAATTGATCGTTGAAAGTTTGCCCCAATGCATTGTATTCGTCATAGTCCTTCTGATACAAGGCAATTTGAGCCATGACGTAAATCTGGTCAATGTCATCGTAAGGAGACGGAACGAGAAGTTCCGTCTCCTGATCTGCAGGGTACTCCGGTGCGGCATAATCCGTCGCCTTGACAACCTCGGCGTTGACTCGGCCATCAACAGCGATTACCCATTCTGCCTTACGGTCGGGTGTAAAGGCGTTGGGACGGAGATCGTCCGCTATTTCAAGTGCTTTATTGATGGTCATAATGCGTCCTCCTTACATCGCAACTGTGCGTGATACCTCGTTCCACGTTGTGCCGTCGTATATGAACTCCACAACGAACTTCTTTGCATCAGCCGTCCCGGTTGCCAGGGTGCCGGCTGTCTTGAAATCTGTCCCCCAGGTCAAGGTGTACGATGTGGTACCAGACGTAGTAATGACAAACGCGCAGCGCTGCCCCAGCGTACCGCCGGTGGCATTGAACGTACAGTTTCCGGTCGGTGTGATTAACTTGATCCCGCCGTCCATTGTGGCCGTCATTGCGCCTGTTGTAGCCGGCAACGCAGTGCCTGCAGCGTAAATACCAAGTTCTTCTGGTGTCGGTTTGTTGCCTTCATGATAGATTTTGAATTCCTCATTCCAACCAAAAGGCTCCGTTTTTTGAGCAAACTTTAAAGCATCTGAAGCCGCGACATCTTCCCCAAAGTCGATTCTTATGTCGCGGTACAGGCCGTATCCCGTTCCCGGGTCTATTTTGTAAACTCGGAAATATGCTCTGTCCTGTATCGGAGTAACCGACAAATATGTATCATCAATGGTTGAGTCGAGCCGAAAAGCTCCCGGTATTGCCTCCGGGTTGCCGGATTCATTTAATCGTGTACCCTCATAGATACGAATTTCACCTTTCGGGTCTGCGATACCAGCGGCCAGCGCGTCAATCTGCGCCTGGAGCTGCTCGGCCTGTGTCGGTGTCGGTTCGGCAGGCCCCGCGGACGTATCGGCATACCCGGAAGCGTAGACCTTGAATGCCTTCTGCATGGTCAGCATGACGATGGACTCTTCCGTCCCGTTAAGCAGATACCCCTTGATCGTCATGGTCATGTCGCCTTCATAAGCAAGCGGCTCGGCGGGGATCGGCAGCTGGTACACGTTCGTCGTACCTTCTTTGAGGTGTGCGGGTGTCAACAGGACGTAGACCAACCCGCCGCCCTTGGCGTTATAGAAGTATACCTTTCGGGATAGACCGTCCCATGCGTCGCTGAAGGTTATCTCCAGCGTGACGGCGTTATACGATCCGGCAGCTCCGGCGATATTGGAAGATGCTTTGATTACTTCGTCCAGCACGGACACGGTTATTGTTCTCATGGGTGCCTCCTTAGTTGGACAATTGTTGAATTGGTGGATCAATGCACTTGATTATTTTGTTATATGTGGTATTTTATAATAAAATATAGAAAAGGATGGGATAATAGTGAATCAACGGGGATTGCGAGAATTCTTTAATAAAAATGTCGTTGGTTTCGTTAACAAAGCTCCTGATAATTTATACCGTATTCGTATGACCCATTTTTTCCGAAAGATAGTTAGAAAAAGAATTGAAGACAGACAAAACGTCTTAAGCAGAGACCAAGTATCCCAGATCAGAGAATATTGGAAGCCTTATACCCAAAATTTTCGATTGGATTCACATCAGCTGTATACCTCCGTGACCGGTATCTTCGACTGTAGATACATACCGGATGATTTGTATTATGCTGTAATCAACCCATACTTTAATAAGCTAAAATCACCTCTTGCAAATAAATCGTTTTTCCCGTTGTTGTTTGACTGCAAGACTCCAGATTCTATTGTTCACAAGAGCAATGGGTTATACCTTGATAATGACTTCCGAATAATATCTTTGGAAGCTGCCGTTGATTTGTGTCAGCGTCACGATTCTGTTATTTTCAAGCCTTCTCTCGACACACACGGCGGCAAAAAGGTTTCTCTTGTTAACTGCGAAGACCGCAACGATTTGATTAAGGCCTTTGAGGATTATAGCTCAGTGCCATCATTCATCGTGCAGGAGGTAATTAAACAACATCAAAGCATGAGTGCTATTCACCAATCATCGATAAATACTATTCGCGTGGTTTCCTTAATCCTAAATAATAAAGTGCATATATTATCGCACGTTTTAAGAATGGGTGTTAACAATAGCATCGTTGACAATGCAAGTTCTGGCGGTATTGTTTGCGGCATCACCTCTGATGGCCACTTAAAAAGCAAAGCATATAGCGCTGACGGCACTCAACATGATCGTCATCCTCAAGGGTTTGTTTTTGAAAATTACGAAATCCCTTCGTTTGATAAGATCCTTAATCTTGTTAAAAGCCAAGCCCCCCGTCTATCCTACAATAAACTTATTGGCTGGGATATCTCTGTTGGCAAAGACGGGGAGCCGGTTTTAATTGAAGCGAACCTTGAATCACCTCAACTAGACTTTTTACAATATACAAACGGGCCCGTTTTTGGAGATTTAACAGACGATGTACTGTGTGAAGTGTTTCGGAAATAAAAATATGCGTTTTTAACGGCTAATGAAATCCAGCATGGAGAACAGGAAGTTTCCGAACAATTCCGTCCCCATCCTGAGCACATCGGCACTATACTGGGTACCGTATGTATGTATAATCTCTAGGATAGTTGAGTATGTAATACCATGATTGAAGTACGCGTCCTGGCAAGCCATTGGCCACTGATCATTTGCTAAAAAGCCATAAGCTACATTGGCGCTGTACGAAATACCACGGCGCTTCCAAACATCAGACATCCGACGGATAACGCTGGAGTAAACCCGTAGGATATCACGGTTCGGTGAGTTGATGTATGAAAGATTTTCGTCATCGATGCTCATGTTATGGAAATCGATATACATTATGGCATCTTGGTTTGCGGCAAGCCAGTTCTTAACGATCATCGACTCAAGCTCTGAGTACGGAGCCACGCCCTTGTCTGCGTCTGTTGCCGAGCTGAACAAATAGTCGAAGTTCCGGTTAAGATTGACACCGTGAAGATTATTTCTGGTGTTGGCATTATAACCGCCGGGATTGACAGTCGGGATAATCTTAAACTTCACACTTGACTTCAGCGCAGCCATAGTTTCATCAGTAGCCAGCTTTGCATACATTTGCGTAAAGAAATCAAGCAGTTGCCAGGTCGTGGTTTTCTCATCGCCGTGCATATTTGCCGTTATGAGCACCAAATAAGGCGGGATCAACTTTTTCGCCACTGTCCCTTCGCCGTTCTCGGACGGTGAAATTGTATACTCATATATATCTAAGGCGGCATCTGCCACATTGCTGGCGTTGCCGCCTTTGCCAAGCAACGTCCGAGTTATGCTGCCGGTATTCGCCAGGCGTAATGTCTCCCAACCTGCATATACGTCCGTTATAGTTGAAGCCGTCATTGCCGCCCCTGTAATCCTAGTCCACTCATCAGATATAAACAGCTTATTGAAGTCGCCGCTGATGTATGGTTTAGCTAACGGAACACCGGCGGCTTTTTCCTCAATCTTGACGATGTTATTAAACGCCGAAGCGTCAGTGATTGTTCTGTCGTCAAGATAACGGCTCGTAAGCCTAAGATAGCAGTCGTCTTCGGCAAAATACTCCTGGAAGTACCCGCTGCCGCTTTTATAGGTTTTGTTTAGGGTATATATGCAAATGAAAAGACCGCCCATGATGTTTTTCTCGTTAAAGGTTATCCGTGTTCCCTTTTTTACGAAAATATACGGCGTTCTGACGCGCGTGGTCGATGCGTAGTCCGCTCCAGTGCCGGTGTGGAGGGCGCCGATTTCCCAGGAATTATAGAAATATCCGTCCACCAATTCGCTAATTGCCGCACCATTAATCGCGCCCTGCAGCCGAGCTTGTTTGTCTTTTACTTTCGGCATTACAGATTCACCCCCTGCGGAAGCGCCCAGGCGAGTCCGTCAAACCAGCCGATGCCGATAATCCGATGCGGCGTGACAGTCTCGTCGACGATTGTCATCATGCTGCCAGCGCCACACTGATCAGCGTCCGGCCATGTGGACATAGCGTCCGTTGTATTGCAGACGTAGTCAATCGCGCCGTCCTCGTCGGGTGTGGATATCGCTCTAACCTGGTGAATAGTCAAATCCACCGGGAACAATTTCAGGTTTTTCATTGCGAATTATCCTCCTTTATGAAAATTAGGGGACAGGGAGCTATCCCTATCCCCTAAAGCCGTGTCTTTAGGAAAGCGCCTTTTCCTTCGCGGCATATTCCTCTATGAACTGCTTGATGATGGCCCGGGCGAAATCGTCCTGCTTCATGCTCTGCTGGAGGACGAGCGCGTGTTTCCGTTTGATCTGCACGTCCTTGCCGCGCTGGATAAGGATTCTTTCGCCGTTGACGCTGATGTCAACGTCATCCTTGTATTTCTCGCCGTCATAGAACAGGTTGACTGTGATGCGCTCTTCCAGATAATCATTGGCATCCTTGGGCGGTTCGGCGGCTTGGGCGGCGGCTGCGACGGCTTCGTCCTTCTTCAGCTTCTTTTCGAGCGCCTTTGCCTCCTTCTCGGCGGCTTCAGCGCGGTCATGTTCGGCCTTCTTCTCCGCCTCCAGCGCTTCAATGCGCTTCAGGAGCTCGTCCTTCTCGGTATCGGGCGCTGCGGTCGTGGCCTGGGCACCGACTTCTTTATCTGCGGATGTCACTGTGTACATTCTCCCTTCATTCAACGTGGGGCCGGTATGTTATAACCGGCCCCTGTTGTTATTTCATTGGACTAATTGGCTCCGAACTCGAAGGTGGAGGCCGTCTCGACACGGAGCATGTAGGCTTCGACGAGCCGTTCAGCCACCAGGGACGCCTTCCAGCCGACGGTCGCGCGCTGATCGAGAGGGTCGCCGGTACCGGCAGAACCGAGCTGCTTGATGATCGTTTTCAGGCCTTCGCCGTCAATGTCGGTGGTGCCGTATGCATCAGCGCCTATAAACAGCGAGCTGTAAACGTCACGGCCAGCAGCGCCAGCCTCACCGGGATACACAACATCGTTGTCTGCTGGGTTGTGGGAGGGGGTTTCGCTGATCGTGATCGTCGCAGCCCCGGCAGCACCGGCAGCAGCGGAAACGACCGTGTACAGATACCCATCAACGATAATCTTGCGGCCAGCCAGTGCGGTAGCGTCACCCGCGGCAAGAGCCTCATCAATCGTGATGACCTTTGCGTTGTACGACGCGACCGTGAGCGTCCTTTTTGCATTGGCACCGGAAGCAACGAGGTCAGCCGCATGGAATACCTTGGCTTCGGTCGTCTCGACAAATCGGACCTTGCCCCATGCTCCGATCTCGCCTTCATACAGACTGTTCGGGTCGCTGTACTGCTTCGTTTCGATCCACTTGCTGTCGTGCATAACATCAAACAGCGTGTCAATGTGGGCGATGCAGACGAAGTGCCCGTTGATCGGTTTGCCACCGCCGGCCTTAAGGTTGCGGACCGCCAACTCAATACCATACGTGGTTAAGTAGTGGTTGTTGGCTGCCGTGGAGCTTCCACCGACAAGCAAGTACCGGGCCGCCACTTGGCCGCCAGCATACTGGACGTTGGTGCCACCGTTGAGGATTTCCCGGACAACTGTGTCCAGCGTCCGTCCGGCCTGATCGCCGCAGTTCTCGGTCGCATACAGGATGTTGTTGTCGATTGCCTCGATAATCAGACGGTCGGAGAGCTCCACATATGAACCGTACTGATTCACGGTCGCTGTGATGGTCGACCATGCGAGCTTCTGCCCGGACGGCGTTACACCCTCAGTCAGCGGCGTCAAGGCCTTGGCAAACGGCGTCTTCTTGCGGAACTCAATAATCTTGCCGCCATTCTTCGGTATCGGATGCTTCTGCCCGAACTGGTTATGTATAAGTTCAGGCTTAGCGTAGTCGATAAGGTATGTCGAATAGAATGTTTTCATCTCATCGTTCATACCGCTGTCGCCCGTGACGTTTGTGTTGTCATGGACGGTCAGAATGGCCGGGAAGATGCGGAGAGGACGCGGATTGCTCTCAACGAGCATTGCGAAAGGAAGCAGGATAAGCGCAATGACCGCGCAGATGATGTTGAGAATCTTTTTCATTTTATTCCCCTTTCCGAGGGGAGCATCACCAAGTGATCTTTTCCCCTCTGGCGACTCGGGCCGCAATATCCTTGCGGTCGGCCGCTGTAAGTTTTGACGGATCGTTTTTTATGATCACGCCTGGCGTTGACGCTGCGCCGGACTCTTTCGGGCGCTGGCCCTTTGCCTGGATGGTACTGGTAATGTTGTCAGCAGTCTTTTGCCCTGCAGCCGTGATCGCGCCGCTCATGATTTCGTCGAAGTGGACAGCCTGGAAAGCAGATTGAATATCGACGCCCGAATTGAGAAGGCCTGCGAACCGAACACCAGTTTTCTCGTTGGTTATCTCGGCGGCGAGGTCGAAGCTCGGGTATTTCGCTTTCAGCGCTTCACTCTGCTGGCGCCATTCGATGTTCTTGCGAACGCGGTCCTGCTCGGCGGCAATAGCCTCCTGCTGGGCTTTCACGGCGGCCTTGTCGATCTGCAGCTTCAAGGTGTCCTTGTACTGCTCAACGGATAGACCGGCGGCATCTGCAAGCGTTTCAAACAGCTTGTTGTCGCTCTGGACCGCTTTCAGAAGCTTGGCGGGGTCTTTGTCGTCGACACCGAACATGGCGGCGAGGGTGTCCGTCAGCGGAGAGTACGCTTTCAACTGATCTTCCAGCGTCTTTGTCTCAGCAAAGCGCCGGTTGATGATCTGGTTCGTCCGCTCCGTGAACTCGTCTTTGAAGTCCCCTTTGATAAGCGCTTCAAACTCGGCGCGTCTCTGCTCCGGCGTCTTGGCTGTGGGCTGCTGCGGATTCTCCCCGGCGGCGGGAGCTGTACCGTCCGGCTGCTTGCCGTAAAGCACAACGGGTTTTGCTTCGCCCGGTTTCGCCTGCTGGCCAACGGCAGGCTGCGCTTGGGTCCCGGCCTGTGCTGCGGGTGCTGCCCCGGGTGCCGCCGCTCCTGCGTCATGGACGGCGAGGAATACCGGGAACAGCTTCAAAAGCTTGGACATAATTGATCTCCTTTCGCGGTCTTACCCGTGAGTAGGCCCTGATAGAGCCGAATGTATTTTTATGTGGCCGGGTGCTTACGCTGATCGGGCGCTTATACCCGGCCCTTATCAAGATTCGAAGTTGTTCCGTCCGCGCGATTCCCGAAGGTCACCACTCTTCGGGAATCGCGGACGAATATGAAGGAGGGCACATCATGCAATTTAAGCGTATCACCCGTTTTTGGCGATTGCATCAAATGATCTGGAAATATTTTTATTGCTTCGGAGCGCCGTTATCTTTCGGCACGATGTGGACCTGCTCCGGGTATGTAGCCTGAATCTGAAGCAAGCCGATGAGGATGGTGTTGAATATAAATGCGGCGGTCGTTGCGGCAGCGTCGGTGTCTGCGGTATACCTCACCGTGAAGATGCCCGGCTCGGTGCGGTAATTCTTCTTGCCGCTGTGCATAAGGTTTTCGACGCTGCCTTTCAGCGCGTACATGAGCGCCGAGACAGCAGCACATACCGGGTCATTGCCAGGGTTGAGATCCGCATGCCCTTCTGTCGTGGCTCGGATTGTCCGTGCGCTCTGTGTGAATTTGACCGTTATCATGACGGTTCCTCCTGTTTCTGTGGCTGTCCGGGTTGCGCCGGTCCGCCACCTTGCGCCTGCTGCATCAGCATCATGAGCTGGTTCAGTATCTTGAAGGCCTCGCCGTTCTGCGTGATCTTCTGGATCAGCTTCTGCTTGCCTTCGATGTCCATCATATCCAGCAGGATAAGGGCCTCGTCGACGCGCGGCGGAGCGAATACGCCCTGCTGATACATTGCCATGGCCAATTCGTTCTGCGCGGCCTTATTGAACGGGTTGGCGCGCTGCGGAACAACCTTGATATCGAATACCGGCGTCCTGAACGCCTGTTCAGCTCCGGGATATGCCGGAAGAAGAGTCTGGGTCTTGAGCTTCGCGTTGCTGTACGCTATGTACTCCGCCGCGCCGGTGTCGCCCATGATACGGAACTTGCGCGGTTCGTCGTAGAACTGCCGTATCAACTCGATCACGAAGTAGACGCCCTTTTTGTGGCCACGGTACCGGCATTTATTGATATCGCGGCTGTTCTTGTTCCCGGCTTCCTGCAGCGCGGCGATTGCCGATGCTGCCGTGACGCCGCCAGTGACGCCGCCCTGGGAGAAGTCGCGGTTGGCGCTCGTCTCTTTCTGCTCGTCGATCTTCATCTGCTTGTGCTGGATGATAAATCCATCAAGGGGCTTAACGTCGATTTCCCTGTAATTGCGCTCATCGAGGGTGCCTGTCACGTGAACGACATCCTTGGATAAGTCGCAGAACTCTTCTTCGTTAATGCCGCTGTCAACCCTTGTCATGAACCGCTTTTTCCCGGCCATCATAGCATTCCTCATGATGATGCTATCGAGCTTGTCAATATAGAGCTGCGGCTCCTTCATCAGGTCGACAAGGCCGAAACCAGCCGGCGAATCTTCTTCCGGGTACAGCACATCAATGACAACCGGATAAAGGCCGTGGTCGTACCAGCCGTTGGGATACGCCGGAGAGCCGTCCGGTTTGGTTGCATTCTCGCTGGCGAACACGCAATACTCACCGATGAACTTGGCGTAATGCAGGAGCGTCCTTCCGTCCTCCGTTACAATCTTGTAATACCAATCGACGATCACTTTCTTCTTAGTCTTGTCAATGCTCTCGTCGTGAAGGTATTCGACAACCGTAATGGATGTGTTTGCACCGTCCGGCAGCCACGGATATTGAGACTTTACGGCGCCCTCGTTGACCGAGGACACAATGAAGAAGTTCGCGCCGTCCTGGATGTCCGTGACTCCGGGTTCCCAGAACAGATTGAGGATATTCAGCTTCTTGATGCTGATCTCGCCGAGTCCGTTCTCCTTGTCCGGGTCCCAAAAGTAACCGATTGCGGTCAGGCCGTTCTTCAAGAAGTACCAGCCGGTATCCGAATACGTCTGCTCATATTCATTGCGCTCCATGACAACCGGGACAATGCTCGTCAGGCTGTCCGCTTCGCCCTCGTCGGCGGCTTCCCTAGGCAGGATGTTCGAGTCCGGGTAATTGTCCATCAGGTCAGCGTGTTTCGACGCCAGGTTGTTGAACAGCCATGCCGACGCCGGTTCGACCTCGCCGATCTTGGCCTGTTTCGCCCGGATGTACTCCCAATGGCGGCGCTTATACCACTGCTCATTCTCAACGATGCGGTTGTCCAGGCTCGACTTGCCGGTCTGATACTCCAGCAGCGTCGTTGTCGCCTTGCGAATCTGTTCAGAACCAATCGTACCGGGCGGAGGCGCCATATTCAGCGCGGCAGCCGTCTGCATGTTACCCGCGGCAACGTCGGCAATCATGCGTTGGTCCGGGCCTGCCGGTGCCGGAGCGATTGCAATATTGTGTCCGAGCGCTTGAAACTGTTTTTTCATGACTATCCCACCCTATAAAAGTCGTAACGATCGTACGCAGGCTTGTCGTCCAGCGGGTTATACTGCTTGGCGGCGCGTTCTTTGACCTGCTTCGGTGCTATCGGGTTTTCCATGGCCACATACCGCACCATGTCGTAAATGTGGTCCTCGCCGTCCGTGTCTACGTCTTCCGGGTCCGTCTCGTCATAAACCAGGCTCGGCATCGTGCGGATGAAATGGCGGCAGGTCGAGAACACGTACAGCATGGGAATGCCGTTCTGGTCGAAGGCGAAGCGGTAATGCAGCTCCATCTTGCCGGGCAGCCGCTTATTGTCGCCCTTGTCGAAGTAGATGCCCTCGCGCATCATCATGACGGCGATGCTCTCCCCGCGGGACTCGTCGAATATGGAAGGGTCAGCTATGCCGGTGATGGACTTCCCTTTCAGATTCTCGTCCTCGGCCTCAATCTGCTTGATCTTTTGGGCAATTTGCTGTGGCGTCCACTTGACACCAGTGTTCGGCTGGTCTGTGCAGCCGTACAGTTCCCGGATGTGGTACATGCGCTTATCGTGGTCAATCGCAAACCACCCGACCGCGAACGGCTTGGCATACCCGAAGTCGAAACCTCGGTATATACGCCAGGTGTCGGGTATATGGAAGCCGGTGATGACGTGCGTTCTGATGCGGTCAGCGTAATGCGCTGCATCGTCAATCCACTCGGCAAAAACCTGCCCCTGGAAACTATTCCAATCACCATATAACAGTGCCTTCTTCTCCGCCTCGGGCAGCATGGCCAGGTTGGCGAGATAGTTCGGGTCGTTCTGCAGCAGGATCTGATTGTCAAAGACCGTCGACGGAACGAATATGCGGTTGCGCTTGATCTTAATGATCTTGCCGTCCGGGCTGACGATATCGTAAACACCCTTGATCGGCGTCATGGGCAGAGCTGCCGTTATAAACCGGTCTTTCACCCAACCGTGACCGACGCCGCCGGGGTTGGTTGTGCCTCGGATATAAACGCGCGTTCCTTTGCCGCCCGGCCTGTTTCGGCTGAACATATAGGAATACTCATCGTAGGTGAAGTGCGTCAACTCGTCGAATCCAACGAAGTCATACCGCTTGCCCTGGTAGTTGGTACGGTCCTTGGTGTGGTTCATGTGGCCGAAGTATATCTTCGCGCCGGACGGAAATGTCCAGACGTGCTTATTGTCGTTGTACTTGGCCCTGGGGAATGACGCCTCGTACATTTCCCTTGACCGGTCAACCAGCTCGGACAGCTGTGGCACTGTCTTTCTGAATATGATCCCGCGATAATGCGGTATCGTAACCTGCCGTAACGCCTCGGCCAGAAGCGCATCAGACTTCCCGCCGCCGGCAGCTCCGCCATATAAGGCTTCATACTGCGGCCTGCTTTGAAACAACGCCTGTCGCGGCTGTGGAGTCCATATCACATTAGGCATCGTCGTCACCCGCCGGTTCGTCCGGTTCTGGGATTATATCGGGCAGCACAACAACGCCGTGTTCCCCTTCATCCGCGTCGCCCCGGTCGGCCTTCTTCTTTTCCAGGTCAAGGCGCTCACGCTCGATGTCATAATGCTGGCGCTCTGCCTCGGTCAGAATGCCCTTGATGCGGCGCTTGGTTGTCTCTATGCCCTGCAGCGATTTGACGGCCTGGGCAACGGCAGCCATGTCGAGCTTGTCATATATCTTCTCGGTGGCTGTACCGATTTCAATCTTGTCGATGCGCATCTTCTGGTTGACGATATGCCGGTTGAACTGCTTATCATCTGCCAGGGCTCGGACAAGCACGTCGGCAAGCTTGTCCGCAATGGCGTATTCCTTATCGAGTCCAGCGGCAATTTTGGTCGACACTTTCTCTGCAGTTTTCTGTAACGTGCGCGACACAATCTTGTTACGTAACGCGTCACGCTCCGCTGTCCACCCTTCCCGCTTTGCTCTGTCCCTTACGGTGGGGAATGGAATGCCATGTTTAGATGCTAAATCCCGTAATGAAATTGAGGACGAGATATACTCGGCCTTGATCTTCGGCCAATCATATGCGGCAATCGTCCTCACCCCCATTCACTTAAACGGTATCACGCTAAAAGCGTAAATGCATCAAATAGGCATAAAAAAATTCAGGGCGTCGCGAAACGTCCTGAAAAGGTGCTGGGCTGTCTGTGTCTGGCGCTGGGCTCTCATGGTGGCGATCTGAGCCGGTGTGTGGTGTGGTTTGTCATGATGTGAAAGCTCCTTTACAAAATAATCAGCATCGTCTTGTCTGTGTGTGTCCAATCATAAACCGGTAAGTCATCGAAACCTGTCCACGGCATTCCCATCCACATAAATGCCGCGCCGTCCATCTTGCCAATCTTCCATATACCTTTGCGCTGGTTAACGGCTACTACTTCGAATGATTCTCTTATCTTCCGGTCAGTCATAACCGGTATGTCGCCGGTGACAGCTTCTTTGAATGTCATGTGTCCTTCTCCTTTTCACAAAGCGCTTTGTACGCCGCGTTGATGGCTATGTTCCTAATCGCATAATACTGAGAATCGCTTATCGTTTCATACTCTTCTTCAATAGCCTTGCATAAAGCGTCGACTTCCTCGTAGGTGGTTACGGCTCTCGCGGCCTGGACCGCTTCAGGATATGTCATACGTCAACCCTCTCCCATCCTTCGTCTTCCAAGTCGTTGAAGCCGTTCCATACATCGTCCAGAATGATCTCGCCCTCATCATCAACGATCAGGCTGGCCGCTTCATCACCATACTCCTCGTGCTCAAGCAGGAAGAAGTAGTGAGGTGCTGAACCGAATCCGTGATTGTAGAACTTCCCGCTGTCGATGACATACCATGTGCCGGTGTGCCCCTCGATCCTGATATGTTCCATGCTCTCTGTGATTGTTGCCCCGGCCTGCCATTTGGGTCTGGCCCACGATGGGTGATCGTGCAATGCTCCTTCAAACATATCGCTTATTCCTTTCAAATTTTCAATGTACAATAATCGCCCCTGTTTGAGGTCAATATACACGCTCTTTCGTGTATAGTCAATCGTCATTTTGCACAAACTTCCACTTTTTTCTATTATTTAGCTTATACACTAGCTTTCGTGCAGTGGTTATGATATAATTTATCGGAAGGTGGTGAGGCCGTGGGGTGCAGGTACGACAAGCTTTTTGCCCTGCTCAAAGAACGCGGGATAAGCAAATATGACATAAGGCAAAAAAATATCATTTCGCAGTCTGCCCTTCAGAAGATGAAGGACGGAACCGGCAGCATCGACACTCGGACAATAGAGCGCCTGTGCAGTTTCCTCGGGTGCCAACCTGGGGACATTATGGAGTATGTGGAGGATAAAACGATATGAGAGAGCAAATCGCAATCAACAATGTCGACCTGATGCAAGTCCTGATGCCCGAAGAATCCAAGCTGTACCGCGACAATGCGTATTTCCGCCGTTCGGTCAATGCGTTGAATGAAGGCGCCGACGTGCTCCTGATCGTGGCCAACCTGTGCGCTACGATTGAGAAGATGCAGGAGGAAGCGGAAAAACGACGGCAGGAAAGCGAAACGCCGCTACCATAAATACGGTAATTACAAAGCCCGGCCTGAGTAGGCCGGGCTTTGTTGTGTGTTGGGGTGGTTATACGATCATCCAGTCGTCGGCCAGACAGTCAGATACTGACGGTACCCAGCCGGGTTGCCACTTACCGTTATTGAACAGGGCAAAATAAGCCTGTGAGTCAAGGGGCGTTTCCTCTCCGATCCACCGCGCCGTCCTGTCATTGACTTTCCGGGCCGTGTCCGTTGTGTTATACGGCGGCAGGTAAAGCGGCTCCATGTAGACGATAAACAGTGTCTTCCCCTGCTCGATGCCATTCCACCCGGTCCGGGCGACCTTGTTGCCTGCCCGCATCGCTTCTATGGCAAGCCCGAACGTCATGCCGTCAGTGGGCCGGTATGCTTTCACGAAAACATCTTTCGGGGACCACGAGACATATCCGTCCTCATATTCGACCAGATATCCCGGCTCATTACCAGGTTTTATCTTGCGGCCGAGACGCGATTCTGCATCAATGAGGTTCACGGGTTCTGCACTGATGATCTTTGTGCCGATGTACTGTTTCATGGGTATCACCTTTCATTTATCTAAATTTTTTGATGCGCTTTCATAATGCCGAGTCAACGCCCTGGCCATGGTGCAATGCGAAAAGTTCATACTGGCGCAATACCCGTTGATGTAATCGGCCTGGAGCTTCTTATCCCGGAGCATTTCGAGCTTGCCGGCCTCGCAGACGAGCTGCCCATCCTTATCGAATTTGTAATATGGACAGACGATGCCTGGCCGTTGTGCTGCTGACATGCGCGTCACCCCTCCTTCACACGCCGCACAGACTTGGCGGCCCTCCGGTACATATTCGCCACAACAGACGCAACGGTCATCGCCCGGCATGATTCTCATCCTTCCTCTTCGGCGTGAGCTGACACTTCTTCCCGACTGACATTCGCTTGCCGCAGCCCGAGCAAACGAAATTCGTAACGGTCTGGCCCTTCTTAACGGTGAAGCCGGCTTCGTACAGGAGCTGGCAGTTGTCGCACAGGTTGACGTGGGGTGGGTTATTCATGATGATACCCTCCGCTGCCCGAAAGAACAGAACTGGTCGTCATCAGGGCCGCCAGTACAGAATCCTTCGTTGTCAAAGCTGCACAACATACAGTCGAAGGTCATCAGCTTGTCGCACTCACCGCACCGCACTATATCGGGTGTGCGGCGGTTCCAGAGAGCGGCGGCCTCCGAGTATTCGCCTGTTCCCCCTTGCTTTTTCTTATTGTAAATAACCCGTTCGCTACTAGACTGGCACGACTTACAGACAACCTTCACGACATCCGTATAGCAGCCATTGATCTTCCTGTTGCCTCGGACAAACTCGGCCTCGCCGCCGCAGAACGGACACGGCTTTAATTTTTCATTCATTGATACACCTTCTCACTCAAATACCACATTATCAGCTGCACCGCATCTTCCCAGCTGTAGCAGGTCCGAACGCAGTAACGCTGTTCGGTCAGCTCGTCGTGCCACCATTTCTGTTCCGGTTCTTCCTTGCCGTCCGGCTTCTTCATTTCTATGTACATTCCGTGATATCCCCATCGGGCGACCGGCAGGCACAGGTCCGGGACGCCCGGCTTGACTCCGGCATCTTTCAACCGGGCCGCCTCGACCGTATCCCGGGTGCCTCCGTTGGGTACATGGTGCAGCAGCTTCAGAACGGGATATTCGGTGCGGTGGAGCATGGACCAGCGGATGACATTGACTTGGTGATGGTGCTCGGTGACGGGGTTGGACAGGAGCTTGATGGTTGTTTTCATGGCTTCTTTCTCCTGAATTCTCGGCATTTACCTTCCGACACATACACGGCGTACCCTTTGCCCATGTTCAAACTGTGGGGTTTCGTGCCACTTTTGAAGCAGTAACCGTAAATAGATCCTTCCGGCTCCAACGCCCGCGGCTCTTTTAATTCCGAAAAGTTTACGCAGGAATAGCAACACTCCTTTGGGCGGTCTTCATCAACCAGGGAAATTTGTGCGTCTATCATGGCGCCTCCTTTGGCGGTTTCGGCAGCGGCAACCAGTGGGAGACAGCATAAAAGTTTCCATCTCGATCGCGCCACTCATCACGTGCAACGTAGTATAGTGTTGTTGGGACATTAAACCCGGCAATTATCACGTTGTACTCGTCATCAACATAGAGGTCTTTCGGCAACTCCGGCAATCGTTCCGTCACCGGTATCCAGCGTGTCGCCTTACGCAGCTTGTCCAGTTCGGCGGCTTGCCGTTCGATGATGGTGACTGCGGCAAGTGCCATATCAGCAATCTCCGCCGCTGAACAACTTACGCATTCAGAAACGACATGTTCAGTAACGGCTGTCCATATCAAAAGCGCTTCCCGCAGCGCCTGTACGATATCGTTATCGTTCATCCTGCCTTCCCTCCCAAAATCCGATTCAAAATCATTCCAGCCTGCGCCTTGGACAACCCCGCAGAATCAAACCCCTTGCACCGCTTCTGGATTATAGCGAGCTGAGCCGGTGAAGCTGGCGCCTTACCCCACTTTTGGACGATCCGGTTGTCCCACAACGCCCGCTGATGGCCGTACCGTTCCTCTAGGTATAAGAGCGCCGCATCAAGCGCACCCTGCATCGGGTACCGAACGCCCATGAACTCCGCGCGGCCAAGTTCGTCCATCGGCCCGATCTTGATTGATACGCGCTCGGGCAGGCTGCAGGCCATGGAGCCGTCCGGCATCTTGAACCAGTTGACATCATGCGTCCGGTACTTCTGCTCCTTCGCCCACAGATCGACGATAGCGACGTTCTTAATCCAGCTTTCCGGTACATCAGATGCGGCTGCAGCTTTCAGAGGCAGATCAAACAAATCACCCTGCACCTTCTCAGCCATCCGAGCCGGTACGTCCGACATGTCAATGCCCAGGAGCGTCGGAGCCGTACAGAGTGACGCCCGGCCGGTGACGCCAACACAGTCGATCAGGTTAAGCCGCGTCTTGCCGGGATAAAGCCGGAGCCCTCGGCCAACCATCTGCGTGTAGAGCGAATCGTTCTGCGTCGGCCTTGCAATGATGATCGTCTCAACGCGTGGAATGTCGGTGCCTTCGGTGAATACCATCACATTCACGATGCAAGGGATCTGTCCGGCGGTAAATGCTTCGATGATTGCGGACCGGTTCTTTGTCTCGCCGGTGACGACGGCAGCGCCCGGTATCTTGGTCGCAATCTCTTCAGCCTGCTTGACCGAGACGGCGAAGATGAGCGTCGCGCCCTCGGCCATCTCGCGGTACACCTGGGCAATCGCATCGGCGGTACCGTCCATGGCTTCTTCCAGTTCGCCCGGTGCATAATCTCCATGGCTTGTCCGGACGGCAGACAGGTCATACCCGATATTGACGCGTCGGCAGAAGATATCTGATAAGTATTTGTTCTCAATCCCCCATCGAAGGTCACGTTGAAAGATGATGTCGGAGTAGATATCATCAAGCCGGACCTTATCGCCGCGCCCAGGCGTTGCCGTGAAGCCGATATGTAGCCGCGGGGTGAAGTAGTCATATATGCGCCGGTACGAATTGGCGGCTGCGTGGTGTGCTTCATCCGTGATGAGGATATCGAACTCGTCCGGGGCGAATCGCTGAAGGCGCCGGGTTAAGGTCTGGACGGATGCGCTGACTACATCGGCCATCGGTGACGCGCTGTGTCCGGCCATTTCGTAATCGGTGTAACAATCGAAGTATTTCAGCGGCTGGTGAACGAGCTCTTCCCTGTGAGATAGGATCAGCATACGTCCGGGCCGGTGAAGTGAAGCGAAGGTGACTGTCTTGCCGAGCCCGGTTGCCATCTGGACAAGGTACGCTCCGGGCGGCTTGCTGTCGATCAGGTCGACGCATTCAGTCTGGTATGGTCGGAGTGTTAACATGGCGGCACCTCCGGTTTTTCTTCTCTCTTAGGGCAACAGCGCGGACTGTTCATCCCAAAATGCGATTGCCCTACATCACGCCCTGTAAGTCCGCAGTAATATGTACAGCCGTCACGTTTTTGAGATTTGTCGAAATAGCAATCGTCGCATTGGTCGCATCTTGGCAACTTAACTGCTTTCATCGTCCGCTCTCCCCTGTCTTGACCAGCCGCTTCAACTCCCGGATATCGCGGCGAAGGTTCTCCATTTCCGAACGGACAGTGTGCCGGACCGTTTCGAGCGAGGATGCGTTATTGCGCTGATTGTCAACAGCGTTGTTGATGTACACGGCATCCTTATCCCGGGCAGCCTTGGTGCTATATGCAATGCTGTATTCTTTACCGTCCCGCATCCGAACGGTCAGGGTGAATTTATAGCTTTCAGCCTTTTCATTATCGTGCTTTTCAACCGCGACGATCTCCGCCGGGTCAATGTAGTACCATCCTCCGAAGTTGTACATGATGTGCTCCTTTCATATTCCGTGGACGTGTAGCCGTACTGTGGCGGTGCATGTCCACGCTATTTATCCTTATTTTGCAATGCTTTGCGGTGTGGTGTGGCGGTGTGGACATTTTTTCCCACATTTGCTATAGCGAGAAATGTATATATATATTTCAGATTCAAAACATATACTTCTCTCTTATAAACATGGTGTGTGCGTCCACACGTCCACGGTGCATTTTTTACACTGTTCAACCCGTTGCGGCTCTAAGGCTGGAAGGGTGTGGACGTGCGTTAAAATAAATGTCCACGGAGTCCACGGTCAAGGGCTGTCAAAAGGTATCTGCGCGTCATCGGCAATGTCCTCAAACCCTTGCGGTAGCTTCATTGATATGCATTCCGTCAAGACTTTGTTGATTCGCCGACCTACCGTAAACCGCTTATCGCGCGTGTCAATCAGTCCACGGCTTTTCAGGTGGCTCAACAGGGCTTTTGGTGAAATGCCCTCGCTCGCGCACGCCTGATTGAAAACGCTCCGGATGATATAAGCCCTGCCGTCCTCGATCAGACCGTACACGTCGCCGGTTTCCATGTCGCGCTGCATTTTGTTGGCGTTCTGCGTCACCCAGTCGCACATGTACTGATAGCCTCGATCTGCAGCCGATACGTCCTCTCTGGACTTGAGGAACTCGGCAATGGCGTCGACCGTTAGCGGATCACCGTCTTGGAATATCCACCTTGTAGCCAGGAAGTCGCCGGTCAGGAGAAGTGCGGCCGCCATAGCCTGTTTCTCGGTGGTGTTGTTCTGCATACAGTCGTTGTAGTAAATCTCATAGATTTTATGAGCGGCGGTCTTGTTGTCGCCCAGGCCGAGCTTCTCGACGAATATCTTCCCGGCGTGTCCGTAGTTCAGCTTGAGGACGCCGGATGTTCTGTGACCGTCCATGATGACCTTGGCGTTAGCCTTACACTCAACCTCAATTACCCTGTTAAGAGCGCCGGAGCCGTCATTGTCGCTTACCAGCGGCGTTTCGCCGGACGTGATGAACACGCTTGCCCACGTCGGCGTGGATGCTAGCCCGAGCGTTTTGTTTGATCGGAGCTTTCCGGTTCCGGAGGCCAACTCATACACATTGAAGTTGATTTTCCCCCGGTGGTCCTTGGCAAGCTGCAGCTCGTCGATGATGACCGGTAGGCTGTTCAGGAACCCGGCCACGACCTCAAATCCGACCGAGGTTGATCTAAAGGACCGCAAATACTCGCCGCCGACCGCTGGATTCGCCCATACGGACGCGGCCAGCATCTGCGCGACCGTTTTTCCCGTCCCACCGTCCATGCCCCACAGGTGTACAAAGAACGGCAGGCAATTGAGCGGTCCAATCAGCACCGACGCGAACGACGCGGCGAGGACAACCCGGGTGGCAATGCTGTCACGCCTGCAGAGCACCGCCTCGTCCAGCCATTTTTCATAGCGGCCGTGTGGCGCGATCGTCTTGAAGATGCGCCCGAAGGAGTCCGAGCCATCAAAGACAACGCCGTCAACATAGGGCGAAAACCCTTCCTCGTTCCAGCCCATACGCGATACCGACCGGCATTCAGGGATTGAATCGTAGTTCAAATCCATGATGTCCGCCAGATAGTCAACCAGGGCCTGCGCTCTCCGGCCGGACGTAACCGATATTCCGATGTTGGCAAGGTTCACAATATTTTTGGCGTTGGCAATGGTGTCGTACCCGACCGTCAGGGTTGACCATGTTTTCCGGCTGCTGGCACGACTGAACGCCAGTTCAACCTTAACTTCGCCGGTGTCAATGTTGCGGAGCCGCTTCGTGATATAGATGGGATGCGTACAGGCGTACTCGATTCCGTTCAGACCATGCCGGTAAACACCGCCGCTGTCCGCCGTCCATTCGCCGGTACGCAGCTCCAGTTGCTGTTCCTCATAGTCAGTGACATTCTCGGCGACCGTGGCCGCTTCGACTGCCTTTCGGAGCGAGTCCCTGTATTTGCGGAGCTTCAGCTTGAACGACTTGATACCGATGGACGCGGCGTATTTGGCAAGCTTGTCCTCGGCGACCTGCTGCTGGAACGGGTCTTTGATTGCCGTAACGTATTGGTATGGCTCCGGGGTGTCGAAGGACTCGGCACTGTATGTAAAGTCGTCTATCTGGTATCACCCGCTTTCCACGCGTGGGTTACATCGATGTTCTTTTGCACAAGCAAGATCATCTAGGACATGTGCGCCGCGTGTCGATTTTCTTGCTGCTTTTGAGCCTTATAATTGTTGTACTGCTGGCGGTATCTATAGCTGTCGCCAAACACGTTCCATGCGGCTTTTACCAAATTCGGCTCAAAGGGTCGTATCTTTTCCAAATCCTCAACTGCTTTCGCCGATATTGGGCATCCGCAACAACCCGTTCGGGTTAGCCCGTACACCTCGTAGGCGTCCGAATAGCGGATGCCGTGGTAGGCCTTGTACCACTGCTTGTCACTGTCAGACACATAGTAGAGCGGACGCAGCCGGTACTTGCCGTCAGACGCTTCGGAAAAGCACATTGATGTGTTGTCTTTGCGTGGGACAGACCGCATGCCGCCCTCGTCCCGGCGTTCACCTGTGATGGCCATGTCAAATGATTTTTGAGCGTTATGCGCTACATGCTTTTTGCAGTAATCGCAACATTTGTTACTGACTTTGAACGGAATAGGGTTTTCTTTGATAAAATCGAGCATGTACTTGGACGAACCAATCACAAGTTGTATATCCGGTCGTGGCTCCCCTGCGGAGTTGCACCCGCACAGAAAGTTGATTGTTGATTCGCATTTTGGATAACGAGCGCGAAGCTCTGCTCTTTTGCTTGCTTTGTCATCGGCCTCTGCGTACTCGTCGGCTATGGATAGAGGAATATTTTTCTTTTGCACTCCTTCAAGTCCCGCCGACATGATTTTAGATACAAACGGCAAGCCATACTCGCGTGTCGCCAATACGATGTTTTTTTTGGGCCGGTGCGCGGTGATCGTGACCCCGTACTTTTCCGCCATCTTGCTGACGTGGCGTTTTGTTGCGTCCATCTCTAACCCGGTATTAAAAAAGCAGTATTGGACAGGACGGAGGTTGAAGCTTTTGCGTACAGCCTCAGTCAGGTGAAGCATAATGTCGCTGTCGCTCCCACCAGAATAGGAGCAAATCGCGTTCGGGATCTCGACTAGCCTTTTTGCAATTATGCTTTTAATTGCCTCAAATTTGTGCGGTGCGTCAAAATCTGCATATGCGGGCCGGTCGGTATATACCTTGCTTTTATATGTATTATTCATTTACATCACCCCTTACGTGGATGTGGATTCGTTTGAAACCAGTATTCAAGCCCTTCAAGCCGGTGACATGCCTCGACGTATTCCGGGTCCAGGTTGTCCATGTCCTCCGGTTGCTTGGGCTGCTTGTGTGAGAAGGCGTAATATAGGCGAGAGAAGTCATCGACATGCCGGTAGTACTCCGCTTCATATATTGCCCTGCGCCGTTCCTCTTCCTCGCGCCTCCTGCGGGCCTGTGCAAGAGCGGAAGGGTCTGGCTTGTCCATGGACAGCCCCAGGTGAAAGTCTGCGTTCAGTTGAGCCAGGGCGGCGGGATAATCGACGTTGGACAGTTCCATCACGAAATCGATCACACTGCCGCCCTTGCCGCATCCGTAGCAGTGAAAACCGCGTCCGGGCTGTTCGTAGACTTTGAGGGAAGCCGTCTTATCTTTGTGGAAGGGGCAGCTAATATAGTTGCCCCTATTTGGCCGGTACCCGTAGAACCGGGCGACGGTATCCATGGACAAGGCGCGTTTGATTGCGTCGGCGGCGGTGTCCATGTTAAACCGTCGGTTCCGGGCTTTCCGTCACCACTTCGCAGATTTCAGCCGGGAAGCTTCTGCCGTCGCCGTACCAGCATTTGGCGTCAGGCTTATAAAGCCAGTCCGTTGTGATCTCAAATGGCGGGACTTCGTTTTTCGGCGTCACTCTCAGGGTCCCACGGAACGCCTTGTATCCTTCGACCTTAATCATGCCCCGACCTCCACCCATTCCGTCAGCACCTTGGTAGACCGGCATTGTGGGCACGCTCCGCAGTTCTGTGGCTCATACAGGCCCTTCTTCAAGCCGTCGTAATAGACGATATCGGCCCTGACGATCTCAAGCGCCTCGTCCAACACAGCCGGCGGCAGCGTCAGGAGCGCAATGTCCGGCTCCGGCTTTTCCTTGGTGGCGACGGCAAGCCCGAAAGGAAGCGTGACGCCGACGTTCTGACGGACGATTTCACGGTATATCGCGCCTGATATGTCGTAGCCCCAGGCTTTCCAGAACGGCTCCCAACAGTGTTCCTCGCTGTTGTACACGTCCTCCATGTCGCGCATGATCTTCATGTCAACGATCCGCTCGTCCAGCAAGAGGCTGTCCACCTTGATCTTGACCGGGACGCCCATGATCTCGCCGGTCATGATGCGCTGTATCTCACCGGACATGGCCCGCATGAACAACGGGTCACGCTCAATACGGGCGATTATGTAGTTGGCATATTCGTAATCGGCGCGGAGCGTGCCGGTCCTGGTGAAGATTTCGGGGTTCTGCGCTTTGAAAAGATTGAGCGTCCCGGAAAAATGCGCGTCGACGTAGGAGCCGACCAGCAGCGCAGTTGTCGAATCTTCCCGGTACTCGCCCCGGATCATTGCCAGCGCAGACGATTCGCACTCAGCAAATCTCTTGAACTGCGTGGAGCCCATGTAAAAAGCTTCAGCTTCGGGCGAGAAGTAGTTTTCCTGTGTGAGTATCATTCAGTTAACGCTCCTTCCAAGGCACTCAGCGCGGCGTTGAATGTCTCCGGCGCTGAATCATGTGTGTTATCTACCGTGACCGTATTTGCCGGGGGCTCAGCGGCCTTGTCAACTGCTTCGCGCTTTTTCATGCAGTCAGCGCAAAGGTCATCTTGATATCGCTTTCTTGACAAAGCGACGATCTGTGCGGCGCTGGCTTCCGCGCCTGTCTTTGTGGTTGCCGAAGTGATCTCATGTTTGCAATCGGAGCAAATCGGCGGCCCTGACGTGGCTTGCTGCGGGATACGCGGTCTGATACGGACACCTTCGGTTGTGCCGCCGCCGATAGCCTTTACCGCGGGGTCCACATAGAACTTGATACGCTTGCCGATCAAAACATCAGCGCCCTTGCCATATAGCTTTTCAAGCGATTTCAAGTTGGTGGCATTGAGGACCAGCGGCTTCACTTCGTCCATTCCGGGTACGCTTTTTTCGGCAAACCGCATCACAACATGATCTTCTTTGCGGCCACCGTCCAAGGTGATCTTGCCGAAAAGGACTTCAGCAATCGTTACGACCGGCTCCGCGCCATCCGATATGGAATAGGCGCCCATGTAAGGACTGTCAAAATACTTTTTCAAGCTATCGTTGCCGGATACACGGTCAAGCTTGTCGCTCATAATTCCACAACCTCCAGTTCATCACTGTCCGTCACCCGCGTCGCAATAAGCTGCAGACCCTTCTCCTTGCACTTGGCGTACAGGCGTTCACGGCTGCCGGAGTCGAGGCGTTCCGCGCCGTCGATCAGGATGATTTCGAGGCCACCCGGACGGCATATAGCGACTTCGACGCACAGGTCAAGCAGTTCGCCGTCGGACAGGTTACTGATGGGCAAACCGTTGATGAGCGGAATGCCGTTCTCTACGGTCAAGCCTGCAATCGGCAGTGTCGCGGTTTTGAGGATTTCGCCCGGGAGCTCTCGGGCCAGATCGATTTTACGGGTCAACTCGGCGGCGTCCTCGGTGAGCTTTTCCAGTTCTGCCTGGTTATGAAGCATCCGCTGATACTCGTTCAGGTGCTTCTTCATGGCTTCGGCTGTGCCGACTTCCTGCTGGAGCGTGTCGACCGGCTGCGGTTCCTTATCTGCCCACTCAGCGGCGGTACCGGTGTCAGCGTCAAGCTTGGCAAGGTCTTCCTGGTACTTCGACTGGATGACGGCTTTTTTGTCGGCCAGCGTCGAGTCAAGCCCGTAGATTTTGTCCTCAGCGGCTTTGATCTCCGCACGGAGGCGTTCAATGGTGGTAAGCAGCCCTTCACGCTCGTTCTGAATGGCCTTATCAGCCGCGGCAAGCGCGATATCCCGGTCAGCCTGGAGTCCGCGTAGTTTATTGTCGTAGCTGTCCTTGAACGCCTTCGCTCGGGCGATTTTGCCGTTGTGGTCCTTGATCTTCTCCAACTTGGCATAAGCGTCTGCCAGAGAGTAGGCGTCCCACTTCGCAAATTCGTAATCCTTCGGAATGGTCCGGGCAATGTCCTCAATAGACTTCTTCACATGGAGCGCCCGGCTGTTCAGGTCGCGGCGGCTTTGGTAATAAACGCCGTTGTCGGCCTGGATATCAGACAGGACTTCAAGAATGTGCTTGGTATAGTCGATCTTGGGCGGTATCTCCCCGAATTTCTCCTGAATCCAGTTGATATCCCAATCGAACTCGATCAGAGACAGAATGACGCGGTTCTTTTCCTGCCGGGACATCTGCGTAAACTCAACCGGATTAAGCTGCAGCGGCGTGAATATGCCGGAGAGAAACTCGGCTGGTCGGTTCTGGAGCAGGTTGCCGTCCTTGACCTTGATAAAGTCAGCTTTGCTTTCGCGGATCTTCCGGTCAATCGAAAGACCGGTATTTGTCTCGATGATGATTTCGCCCTCGTCCGCGCCCTGCCGGATGATGAACTCCCGGTCAGAACGGTTAGTCAGCGCGAAACGGATTGCATCCAGCACCGACGTTTTGCCGGAGCCCTTCGGCCCGGTCAGCTCGTATGATTTGCCGCCCTCGATGACGCGCAAAGCGACGCCGAAAAGATCGCGTATGTAGATTTTGGTGGTTTTCATTGACAAATTGCCCTCCTTGCTCATATACTGAGCGTGTAATAATATCCTTGGTTCTCATGCCCGGCCTGATGTTGGTAGCGTCAGGCCGGGTTTGTTTTGGTGGTATGCAAGGTGTCCTCCTTTCCTTATCTGGCTGGGGTTATGATGTATAGCGTGTAGCTGTCCGTAACCTCATAACAACTCGGTATGTCTGGACAGGCTACATCAACCACTCCGGGGGCGGGGCCCGTATCGTTGACGATGTACTCGCCAAGGCCGACAATGTAGACTCGGGTACCGAAAGGGTAATGTATTTCACCTATGTAGAAGCCGGTCGAATCTCCGTACATGGCAGCCGTCTCGCCGGGGATCGCCAACTCGCCGCTGCGGGTGATGCCGTCAGGGGTTGCCTTGTTGACGCAGGCGGGGTTGTACGGGTCGTAGCCGGTGATCTGGAATGTACCGATGTGCTGGTATGGGCAGGCCACAAACGGCGCGTCCGTGGCGTTGGCTGTCGGTGTGGCGGCGGCGCAGAAGAAGGCCATTCCGACACACAGGACCATAATTGCAATCGTCGCGGCACCCAGCAGTATCTTGTCGATCAGTTTGATGCGGCCTATGTAGGGCTTGAATCGTTTCATTTCTCTTTCCGTCCTTTCAGTCTCTTTCCGTCCTTTCAGTTTCTTTCCGATTCCGTCCGCGCCGTACCACCAGAGCCGATTGCAATACCTCGGTACGACACAGCCTTTGTTTCTTATGTATGGCAGGTTCATAAGGATTTCGTGAAACGCGCAGTAAGCAATTGGGTTACTGATAGGCTTGTCCTGCTTCTGCCGGGTCTTCATGTTGACACCGCGCGGTAAACGCAGAACGCCACCAGCCAGAACGCGAGGCAAAACGCAAAGATCAATCGGTAGTTCCTGGCGTTTTTCATACTCCGCCCTCCATCCGGTCATATATCCTGCGGCCGACATCAAGAGCGAGGTATTTCTTGTCCTTCCCCATCGTGAAGAATGGAATCCCTTCGACATATGTAGGAACTGTCCTTCGATCGCAGTTAAAGAGCTTGGCGAGCTGCGTGACATTCAGCATATTGCCGTAATGACACCGGATATCGTCAATGACTTCTTGCCTAGTCGCCATGGCCGGCCGCCTTTATTACGCTTTTAGCGGAATCTGGACGCAAAAAAATAAGGTAATCCGTGTGGATATCGTAAAGCGAAGACATTCGCGTAACGACATCCCAGGGCGGAACAACCTGATATGTCTCGTACTTCTGAAGCGAAGATTTCGATATATCAAGCTCTTTTGCCGCCTCTGCTTGGGATAAATCCTTATTTACTCTGGCTGCTTTTAATTGTATACGTGGCGCGTTTTCTGGCATTTGTTTCACCCCTTTTGCAGTTATGCTATCACGCTAAAAGCGTAATGTCAAGCTAAAAGCGTAATGATTCAAAAATATATTTGCATTTATTACGCTTTTAGATTATTATAGCGGTGGAATACAATGGGTGGGGGTTGCTATGAAAAACGAAGATTCAATAACAAACTCCGCAAAGCAAATATTTGCGGAAAACTTTAAACGCTTAATGGAAGGCAGCGGGAAAACGCAGGCCGACATGGTGATCGACCTCGGCATCACCGCATCTACGGTTTCTGATTGGTACCTTGGCAAGAAATACCCGCGAGTTGATAAAATGCAAACAATTGCGGAATACTTCGGCGTTCGCATGTCGGACCTGACCGAGAAAAAAGAAACGCACCCGCTTTTCAGCGAGCGCGTTATGAAAATGGCGGAATCTAATAATGATTTTCGGGAATCTATAGAACTTCTCTCTCAGGTCGATCCTAGCATGTATGAATCAATCAAACAGATTGCTAAGGGCATAATTGCAAAACGAGGCGATTGAACTCCTTTATTTCGTCTTCAGTGAATCCAGCGATCATGTTAACGATCTCCGACAGCGTTGCAGCATCTTCTCTTCTTTTACTAAGTTCATCATCTTTAGGCATATAATCCTCCATATCGTGCCGCATCTCTTTACCATATTCCCCATTTTACACCTGAATCCGGCAATATCAATTAACATAATCTAATTCATGAATTTTTACAAAGCAGTAACAATAATTTACAGCATAGTAAATATTAGACCTTGTAAGTATGATTTTAAATCAATATGTGCGCGATAAACAGTACAGCGAGTGAAGTTGCGGAAGTTTTGGAGGAATCACCAATGGGTCTGTGTAAAGATGGGTATTGGCGCGAGTACAAGCGTTATGAAGGCAGGGTTTATACCGGCTGTGCAAGTGCCAAAGGAGTATCCGAGAAAGCCGCGCAAAAGGCAGCCTTTGACGATCTGAACGAGAAGCTTGTTAAAGCAAAGCAAGGCATCAACGTCCTCAACAGTAACACATCGGTTAAGTCGTGGTCGGAAACATGGCTTTCCACTTATGTCGAACCAACCAATATAACTCATAAGTCATATTTGAATATAAAGGGTAAAATAAACAAGAATGTCATCCCGGCGGTTGGCACTATGAAGTTGAAAGAGGTCAAGGACGTTCACCTTCAGAAGATACTTAACGGACAGGCCGGCAAGAGCTTGTCTCATGTTACAAAGCTTCGGGAATACATGAAGCGCATGTTCGGACAAGCCGTAAAGTCCAGGCTTATCCCGTTCAGCCCTGCAGAAGATTTGGTGCTTCCGAAAGCGTCTGATAAAAAGCGCCGTTCTCTGACACCGGCCGAGCGCTCGGCGATTCTCAAATTAGCTGAAACACATCCTGCTGGCTTATGGGTTAAGACAATCCTGTTTTGCGGTCCGCGCCCAGGTGAAACTATCCCTATGCAGTGGCGCGACATTGACTTCAAGAAGCAAACGCTTAATATACACCAAGCATTAGAGAGCGGCACATCAGACAGCTTCAAGGCCCCGAAAAGCGACGCCGGTTTTCGGCAGGTACCGATCCCGGATGATCTGTTTGAAGATTTCAAGCGGAAGCGCGGTAAGCCGCTGGACTATATTTTCACACAGGTAAAAACTGAAAATAAAGGAAAGCATCATACCGAAACATCAATGCGCCGTTACTGGCTGTCCTTCCTCCGGGCGCTGGATATCTCCCTGGGAGCGAAGGTCTACCGCAGTCAGATTATAAAGTCGATGGTTGCCGACGATCTCTGCCCCTACGTTCTCCGGCACACATACGGAACGGACCTGCAGAATGCCACTGTTCCGATTAACGTAGCAAAATACCTAATGGGGCATGCCGATATCGCCACAACCGCGAATATCTACACGCATGAATCTGATGAGATAATAAAACTGGCTGCCGGATTAATAAATGATTACGCATCTAAAAAGGTGTCTCAGACCGAGATTGCCGAAACAGCCGAGGGCTAGGGCCGTAACTGGAACAGCCGTTTTAACTTTCAGCTTCCCAAGCTGAATGCGAGGGTTCGATTCCCTTCACCCGCTCCAATATGTAAACGCCGGTAAAGTGCTGCAATTGCAATGCTTTATCGGCGTTTTGCTATTTGCCGTTTAGGTGTTATGTAGCCCACCGAATCGGTCAAAACAGGCCAAAACGGTCGGTTTCAGTTCATCCATATGCTTCTTGACAGAACCGACTTAACACACTTTTATATCGGCACCCAAACCTCATATCTACTACCGTCGGGCGTATCTGCGTTTTCTCTTTCAATAAGGGTTATCGGACTACCAGGTTCGTCATCTCTAACATAACCATCCGGTATCTGCATGGTTTTTTTATATTCCCAACCTGCACCTATTCCATATTTAAGAGCTTCTTCATTCGTGGGAAGCCATTCATGGGTAATGACGATAAAATCGTTGGCGGGAAATTATGCCTTATTAAGCCTTTGAAAAATACTGCCTATCCACTCACTTTAACCTCTGATAATATAAAGCTCATTAAAACGCTATCACTTTGGATATTGGCCTGATTATAGTATCTTTTTCTTTCGCCAATTTTTTCCGAATTGTTCCTGTAATTCATTGAGTTCTAACAAGAAATCAATTTTTTCTCTCGAAATGTCGCTGTTGTACCATTCCATCTGCACAAATTCCGGACAGAAGCGATATTCTTTGCCGGCATGATGTACCGTGACGGTAAACTGCTTGTTTTTACCGCCTTTGGTACAAACCATGCAGTCATTACACGGTTTACAGAATCGGACAAGCTGATGCTTGATACCGGCCTCAAGCTCGTCCGCGTGTTCGAGCACTGCCTTGACGCCGATAGATGTGTTGTTTACAAAACAAACCGTCGGCCACAGCGTTGAGTATGCGATACTTAGACCGCCGACATCCTTCGTATACAGGTATTTAGCACTGTACTCGTCAACCTCGAATCGTACTTTGTACCCTTTAGCCAGGTATTTCTCAGCGATATAACCAAAGAACCCCTCGTCCAAGCCAAGCAGCGTCCTAATACGTTCCAGAAAATACGCGCCGTCACCGTCATGAATCCAGAGTGCGAATCGCATTGCTTGCTCACGCTCACGATCTGGATATTCACTGCACTTTGCCGCGAGCAACTGCCATGCGGTTAGAGCTTCCGGACATGCCGAAAACTCAAAAGTTAGTGTATC